CAAAAACTGAAATTAAGAAAGCTATTGAAGCTGGAGAAAATGTTCAAGGTGCAAATATAGTAGAAAAGAATAGTTTAAATATAAAGTAAGGAGGATAAATGAATAAGATAATTTTTATAGATACAGAAACAGGTGGAGTTAATCCAGAAAAAGCCGCACTAATACAACTTTCAGGAATAATAAGAATTGATAAAAAGGATGTAGAAAAATTTAATTTTTACATAAAACCTTTTGAAAATTCAGAAGTAACTGAAAAAGCTTTAGAAGTTCAAGGAAGAACATTAGAGGAACTAAAAACAGATAAATATGTTGAAGAAAAAGAAGTTTATAAACAATTTATAAATCTTCTTGATAAGTATATAGATAAATATGATAGAACAGACAAATTTATTGTTGCTGGATACAACGTAAGGTTTGATGTTGATATATTAAAAGCCTTTTTTCAAAGACATGGTAATAATTTCTTATTTAGTTATTTAGATTCTTCTATGTTAGATCCTTTGTACTCAATTAGATTATTACAAATAGCTGAAGTATTACCAGTTTTAGAAAATAATAAACTTGAAACTTGGTGCAAGCACTTTGGGATTGAATTAAAAGCTCATGATAGCTTAGAAGATATAGAAGCAACAAAGAAACTTATTGGAAAATTAATCTCATTAATTAGGAAGTGATAAATATGGCAAACATGATAATGGTTCTTGGAGAAAGTGGAACAGGTAAATCTACAAGCATTGAAAACTTAAACGAGAAAGAAACTTTTATTATTCAAGCTGTTGATAAACCTTTACCATTCAAAAGTTTTAAAAAAAGATATTCTTTAAGGAGCAAAGAAAATCCGAAAGGTAATAGATTTATAAGTGATAGACCTGAAATAATTATGAAAATCTTAAGTACTTTAGATAAAGAAAAAGAAATAAAAAATATTATCATAGACGATTCTCAATACATAATGGCTAATGAATTTATGAGAAGAGCAAAAGAAAAAGGTTATGAGAAGTTTACTGAGATAGGGCAAAACTTCTATAACTTAGTAGATAAAGCTAATTCTATGAGAGAAGACATAAATGTAATCTTTTTACAACATATAGAAGTTACAGATGATGGAAGAAAAAAAGCAAAAACTATAGGAAAATTAATTGATGATAAGGTTGGATTAGAAGGTAGATTCACTATAGTTTTAGCAACAGAAATTGAAGATGGTGTTTATTATTTTAGAACCCAAAACAATGGTAATGACACTTGTAAAAGTCCTAAAGGAATGTTTGATGAATTAAGAATTCCAAACGACTTAAATTATGTAATACAAAAATCAAATGAATATTTTAATTAATAATAGGAGGGAATAAATATGATGAATTTATGGACAGAAAACGAGGAAGATTTAAGAGAAGAAACTAAAGAAGGTAGTAAAACAGTAAATAAGAGTGGGGTTTATAACTGCACTATTGAGGAAGCTTTAATAATAAGTGGAAAGAATGGATCTCAATCTCAAGGGCTTAAGTTAGTTTTAAAAACTGATGAAGAACAATATTTTTATCCAGTTGAATTTTTTAGAAAAGCTGATGGAACTGAAAATGAATATGCTAGAAAAAAATTAAATAAATTAACTTACTTATGTAAATTAAAAAATAAGGACCTGGTTCCAATAGAAAGTCCAAACAAAGTTTTTATCCCTGCACTTGCAGATAAAAAAATTGGGGTAATAGTAGAAGTTAGTTTAAATGGAGATTTTTTAAGATATAACATCATTGGATATTATGATATTCAAAGTAAAAAAACAGCTGATGAAATTCAAAACAAAAAGAATCCAGAAATATATGAAAGATTTAAAAAGAAGTTTGAGAATGTTGCTCCTGTTGAAAGACCTAATAACTATCAATCAGAAGAAAAAACAGAAGAAAAGAACGAGGATTTACCTGAAGAATTTCCGTTCTAATGGAGGGAAATTATGAAAATAAAACATTATGGAGATGAGGCTAGACTGGATTATTGTCCAGTCTGCCAAAAAACAAAAAAGAATCCTTGTTTTTCTGTAAATGTAAATACTGGGAAATACATGTGCCATTCAACAGGAAAAAGTGGACATATAAGTGAATTCCCAGAATTACAAAAAGAATTAAATATTTCAGAAATTGAAGAAAAAACAGAAGAGAAACCTATTTTAGATTTCTCTTCATTAATACTTAATTCTAAAAAATTAAATAAGAAGTGGCTTGAATATCTAAAAAGTAGAGGTATAGAAAACGAAAATAATATCAATAAACTTTATAGAATGGGATCTCATGAAAGTATGATGATACCTGTTACTAATGGAGAAACAGTTGTTGGTGTTAAATATAGAAGTTTAGATAAAAAATTATGGAGTGAAAAAGGTAGTTGCTTAGACTATCTTTTAAATTGGCAAAATATAACAGATTTTGATTATTTAGTAATTGTTGAAGGTGAAATAGATTTACTTAGTGCTTTAGAAGCTGGAGTAGAAAATACTGTATCTTTACCTTCTGGAGCTACAAATATTAAATGTATCAAAACACAAAAAAATTGGCTTAGTAAATTTCAAAAAATTATCATTGCAACAGATGATGATGAAGCTGGAATAGAAGCAAGAAAAAGAATAGTTCATGAATTAAGGGATTTATTAATTCCACTTTATAAGACTTATTTCTACAAGAAAAAAGATGTAAATGAAGTTCTAGTGAAAAATGGAAAAGATAAGGTATATAAATATCTATTAGAATCATGTAGTCAAATAAAAACAGGATTTAGAAATTTCAAAATTGACGATGGTGGATACAACTATTATGGTGGAGAAGAAACTGTTAGAGTTAGTAATTTCTTAGTTGAGGTAGAAGCCTTTTCTGAAAATTTTTTAATAGGAAAAGCTATAAATAATGGAAGAGAAAGAAAGTTTAAAGCTAGAATATCTGATCTTTTATCCATAAAAGGTATAGCTGAAGCTATGGGAGTGTATTTAGCTAGTCCATCAACAATTCCAAAGTTCATCGATTGGCTAAAAGAAGAGAACCAGGAAAAGTACATTGAGGAAATAGAGTATTACGGAATAAGAAATAATAAATACTATGATGAAGATTCAGATGTTGTGTGTGATAAAAGAGATTTAAAGATTACAAAAATTTCTGAAATAGGAGCTTTAACAACAGAAGATAAAGAATGGCTTGAAAAGAATTTGATTTATATGAGAAGTGATATAAATCAATCTTTGTTAGGAATCTGCTGGGCATTAGGTAGATTTCATACTCAAGGAACTTATCCTATCCTAGAAGTTTCTGGGACAACGAGCATAGGAAAAACTGAATACGTTGAGTTTATTTCAAGAATTTTATTTGGTGGAAGGGAAAATATAAAAAGTTTATCCACTCTATCTAATCATCAAATAAGAAGCTTTAGTAGCTGCTCAAATATTACACCTTGGGCTATAGACGAAGTTAAGATAACAGGTAAATTTCAACTAGAAAAAATGAACGATTTATATTCAACTATTAGATCTGTTTATGATAACAAAATTATAAATCAAGGAAACACAACAAATAAGTTAGCAGAGTTTCATTTGTGTACTCCACTTATTATATCAGGAGAAACAAAATTAAGTGATGTAAGTATTCAAAATAGAATGATAAGTACAAGTCTTACAAAAAAGAATAAAGGAGACTTTGAAATTTATAAGAAACTGAAAAATAGTGATATTTTAGAAAAACTTGGTAAAGCTGCTTTGATAGATAGACTTGAAAATGGTGTTATAGTTACTGACAGTACCATTTTAAATAAAGTAAAAGATGAAAGGCAACTATATAACCTAAATTGTTTGCTAAAAGGTTTAAAAGCTCTCTCAAGAGTTTTAAAGATAGATATGAATATCATAACTAATTTTGTAAGTTTCTTAAATACAGATTTCTCAAAAGAGTATACAACAACAGATAACTTTATTGAACTTTTAAAATTAGTGGAAGATGCTGGAATAGAAAACTTAGAAAGTTTTTATGTATCAACTCCTAATGAACATTGGGCTAGATTTCAACTTCTTTATACGGCTATTGATGAACAAAAAAGAAAAACTAATTCAACTCTTGAATTGTTAGATATGAATACTTTAAGAAAGCAGCTAATAGAAGAAGAATTCATTATTTCAACTAACGAGCAAAAGAAAATAAAGATAGCTCCTTTTAGCCAAGAAACTAAAAATTGTAAGATTGTTAGGTTTAAAATAGTTAAGTAAAGTGTGAAAAAATGGTAATAGTAACCTTAGTAACCACGAGTAACCTTGCAGGTAACCACTTCAAATATAGAAGAAATGGTAATAGTAACCCGGTAACCAAAAAAAATGAAAAATAGAGACATATATTTATATATATATAGTTAAAAATTAATATATACCCCTCTTACGCGAGGAAAAGTAAAAAATAAGGCTACCGGGTTACTTTATAGGTAAAATCTGGCTTTGTTAGGGCTACCTTAAAAGTTACTTTTTTAAAAATAGGTTACTCTTTTGATAAAATGGATATTTAAAACGGTTACCTATTTATATTAAAAAAATAAACAA